TTCATTCCAACTACAAAACTTTTCAGTTGTTTCATTCGTATCAATATTAGTTATTATGTATGTTGGCATTTTATTCTTTTAACCTATGATTTTCTTCAGCAAGTTCTTTGACACGCATCTGTAGTGCGTGAATTGAGCTCTGCATTTCTGTTATTTCGCGCCGCATTAAAGCTACAATAGAATCATTACCTTCATTCTTTGCATCTTCTTCGCGATTGCGTCTTGTCATGTAGTCGTAGTATCCTTCTCTTGAAACCATTCTGGTATCTCCCTACTTTTCCACTTAGCAAAATAATACTTCTCGTTTATATAGTAGTTCTTATAAGCCTGAATTGAATCATCTATCACTTTACAATTATCTGGCATACATTGTGGTAATGTTGTGCGTTTACCCTGTTTAATATTTTTAGGTGGTCTCATCAGACTAAGTGATGCTCTACCAGAACCATGTCTTTTACCATACCTATAAGTGTATTCTGCCAAGGTAGCCATGTAAATTTTCCACAAATACATATAATTGGAACTTGTTTCTCGAGCCCAAATATTAGAAGGATGATTGACATGACTTGCTTTCATAAGCAAACCTTCACGTTCATCTTGTAATAACCACCTTTTTATATTACGATTGTTTTTAGTTTTACCTAGATATATCTCACCATCTAATACCCTATGTGCAGTAGAAAGTAGTTGACAATATTCTGTTGCCATTTTTACAATATGTTTATCAATGTGCCACTTAGCATTTTGAATTGGGTCTTCATGTAGATAAAATATATTCATGTTCTTTTTTTCTTTTTTTCTAAAGTTTTAACTTTGTCATTTAACCATAGTATAACACACTCTTCTTCACTTGTCAAGTTTTTTTTAAGCCTAAATGCATTAGCATATCGAGAAAAAACAGCCAAGTCTGACAACTCAATCCCATTTAAACTCATTTTTCCCACCTGTAAAATATGTGATCGCCAATTTCAATTGTCTTAGTTTTAGTTGATGCCCATGCAGGTTTTACATAATCAGCATGGTAGTGTGTTGCACCATCTGTGATATCAATCATATTAGTTGATGTAGCTTGACCTAACATAAGATTGGTGAAAAGTAAAATGTCCATATATTTTGATTGGTTTTTAATTTCATCTGATTTACCATCACAGTACCAACTAAACTGACATCTGTGTCTTGTAGGTATCATTATTTCTGGGTCTTGCCATGACGGCCGTGTCTGTCCCTGATACACCACTTCACATATAGTATTTGGATACCTACTATCTTTTACTCTATTTAAAGTGACAAACGATACTGCTAACCACCCACCTGTTCCTTGATTTTTTGCCTCAAAATATATATTTTTTGCGAGACAAGATATTTCTTCGTTAGGTATACTACCCACCTCTTCTGCAAAAGTTACTGCCTGAGCGGAAAATCCAATAATACTTGCAATTGCCACTATTGAAGTGGTGCGTTTAAGCCATCTCATAATTATTTACCTCTTTAAATTGTTTTAATAATGTTTCTTGTAATTTGTAAGCTTCCTTTTCATATGGCAAATCAAAATAGTTTTGTCCATCATGATTCTCATTAATACCTAATTCATTTCTAACATACTGTTTAACATGAACCATTTCGTGACAAATAGTTGTAATCATTTCTTCAACATCTAGTTTCTTATCAACTTCGATTTCAAAGGTTCTATTGTCATCCCCCATAATACAGTATCCAACTGCACGATCTTTGAGATTATTCAGTTGAAATTCTATTTCTATTTTTTTAAGTCTTGGCATCAATTTGTGCAGACAAAATGCGGCAACGTCAAAAACTAATTCACGTTGTTTTTTCTTACCACCGATTACTGAATACATCATTTATAAATCAACTTTATTACTACACATATAGCTTAACATAAAAGGGGGGTTTTGTCAACCCCCCTTTTTCCCAATGATTTCAGCCATTTAAGACTGTCAAGTTATCATCATATGTATCATTGGGTTAAGTGATTCGGTTGACTTATGATGAGATGAGAGAGAGACGTCAGCCAAATCAAATTCGTTATAATCCTTCTAGTGAGAACATATGAATTAAATACCACCAAGTATATTCTTGTGAATTTTCAACTCCAAAAATCCATAGTATATCTATCCACCCAAAAGCAAATATAATAATTAAAAGATATGTAAGATATTCACCAATTTCGTCCATAATATTTGTCATGTCAAATTTCCTATACTAAGTATAAAGGCCCAGTCCAGTTGATACTGAACCCACCTTCTAAAACATTTCCACGAGCACCATTTCTAGCAGGAGCATTAAAACCAGCTGGTTTCAACACATCACCTTTTTTGAACTTTACGTCATTATCAGTGTTTACGACAAATCCCCAAACAGAACCCATTTCACCAGTAGCAATATTTTTTGTACCTATCTTAATATATTTCTGTCCTTGTTTAGTCATAAAACTATTTGCAAACTCTTCTTTCATCTTCTCATTAAAATTATTTTGATTATAATGATGTATTGCAGCTGCAAGCATATTCTCAATACCAGCAGATACATTTTCAAACTTCTTCATAATTCTTGTTGACATAATTTTCTCTTTCTCTGTTAACTCATCTTATGTATATACTATAACATGATTCGTTAACAGAGTCAAGGGCTAATTTTATCTATCTGCACCAGATGCCATGCCAGAAGATTGTGGATATTCATCTGGTTTTGGAACTACATATTGCTCGTCCCATCCAAAGGCTTCTCTGACCACATTTGCAGATAGTCCTTTATATATTTGATGAAGTTTTTTGTCTTTAGCACGAACTAGAAGCTCTGCTTCACTATGATGCAATCCTTCTAACATCTGAAAGAACATGTTCTCTTTCTGAGGCAGTTTTGTTATATTATCAGCACCCTTAATAAAGTGCCATATTTTCTTTGCTTCCATTGAAAGCATCGTGTGTTCTGTTCCAGCTGGTGCATCATTCGCTGTATATGGAACTGTACCCTCTGGGAATACCCATTCAATTTTTGGGTCAAAAGATGATTTAAGAACCATACGAAGTGCATCAGTATTGTATTCTCTTAGTATTTCTACTTTTTGATCTTTAGTTTTTGCTTTAGATACTCTTTCCAGTATTTCTGGGAAAAGCAAAGTATAGTTTTGTTCGGGCATTAAAATTCTCCAATTGTTTCAGTAAGACTCTTTAGTCTTGTTTGTATAAAATAATTTAGTAATTTGCTACGGTCACCATGAGGAGCCCCAGCAAACTCTCGAAGTATATCTTCTTCAAGTTCTTCTGGTATCTTATCTAAGCTGATAAGTTTTTCATTTCTTTGATAATTTCTTTTGACTTCATCAGTCATATCTTCCATATCAATATCTATCCAAGTGTCAATTTTCTTTCTACTCAGAGGGTTTTGTCGCAATCCCTCTGTAAAAGTATGATCTGGTGATAGCACATTTGGTACTCCATCACTTGTATCACCTTTTAATATGTGTTCTTTTATATAGGTGATTGGATCATGTCCACTTATGTGTTTCTTGGTAATTGGACTATACTGATCGACATTATAATACTTCTGCAACTGAATAAAGTCTTTATCTCCAGACACAATCATAACTTTTTCGTTTTTACTACGATCTTTTTCTGTTTGAGTGTTTTTACACAATGTTGCAATAATATCATCGGCTTCTGCACCATATACTTCAAGATATTTGTATGGTAGATTATCTTTAAACTCTGATTTAATTTTATTTAAAATCTCAAATATGGCATCCCAATCTTTATCATCATTTTCTCTGCCCTTCTTACGTCCAGCTTTATATTGGGGAAAGAAGTCTCTTCTCCAATAATGTTTGGAGTCATAAGTTAGAACAACCTCACCATATTTTTCACCAAACATATTCCTGTACATACGAACAGAATTGAGAATCATATGTCTTACCATACTCTCATCTGGTTCTTTTGATTTGGTCATATGTAAATGCATCATTAGACTTGCTAATGTGATTTGGTTCATATCAATTATTATCACGTTGGTTCATCCTCTGAATCATTATTATTTTTGCTAACTATTTCACTAACCAGTTCATGGTTAAATGTAGGTGGCCATGGGTCTTCGCCAATAGGATTTGTTTTCATTGTCATTTCAACTAAAGCTGTCATATCATGTTTATATCCCATAGTTCTATATAAAATAGATTTAATAGTTTCATTAACAAACCCAATTTCTCCTACAAATGAACCAGTTTTAAAATCCACACCATTTTCTGCAAGATTGTGTATTAACGGCACCATAACAGATTCGGTCACTTCTTCTGACCACTCAATGTCTTCATACATTTTATCTGTCTCTGATGGTTCTACTCTCTTTGCTCGTTTCCACGGGCCTTTGACTACGTTACTGTCGTTGCTGATGGTCGTATCGTCTGCCATTGAACCCTCTTTTCTTGATGTTCTCCGTAAAAATCATCACAGTAATCACCCCATTTTAGATA